AGTTTTTCAAGTGCGCTATATGTTGCCTTAGAAAAACTTGGGCATATTAATAAATGAAACCAACTAAAACAAACCTATCAAAATACTACGGTATAACAACCCGCACATTACGTAACTGGGAATTATCAACAGACGGACGAGAGAAGATATACGAGGCTATAAAAGCCTACTACATAGCACACCAAGAAAGGGGGAATAGATGAAAATACAAACACGGGAAGAGTATGAGCGAGAGTACAATATATTGCGAGATGTATTCAAAGACTCTAACGCAATGCTCAACAAAAATCTTTTAATACTAGATAACTCTTTTATTAAATCGCTAGAAGAACAAAACCAATGGCTTCAAAGCCTACTTGATTTAAAACAGCAGGAAATATCTGTGTTGGAATCGAAAGTTGAAGAGCTAGAAGAATATACAAAACCAATTTTGGCGCATTAAATGATAGGAATAACAAAAGCCGAGCAACTTAAAAAGAACGGAACACTCAAAGAGAAGCCATTCAAAAGTAAAGCCTATTTAGAGTGGTTCCACAATCAGAACTTTGGGTGCTTAGTGTGTGGAGATAACAATATCGAAGCACACCACATAATGCAAGGAAATAGAGGCAGACAGGACGATTTAATTGTACCGTTATGCCCCGATCACCATCGAGGTAAATATTCTCCTCACGGGTTTGATGCTACGATGTTCCACGCGACTTATCCAAAAGATATGCAGATTGATATCGCAAATAAATTATTTGGAGAATGGGATGAAAGTAAGTAAATATCGTAACAAAAAAACAAACGGGTACGATAGTGCAAAAGAAGCAGGAAGAGCTTGGCAATTAAAGATACTAGAGCGTAATGGAGAAATATACGATCTCCGAGAGCAAGTGATGTTTATACTGCAAGACAAATTTAAACGTGACGGAAAATCAGAAAGAGCAATAACATACGTTGCGGATTTTGTTTATATGCAAGACGGTAAAAAGATCGTTGAGGACGTAAAGGGGTTCAAAACAGACGTTTACAAGATTAAGCGTAAAATGTTGTTATTTCGCTATCCTGATATTGTTTTTTTGGAGACATAATGAAAACAGACTATCTATACTGCATAAACGAAAACACATGCTTGCATCGCCGAGGGTGTAAGCGTTGGATAGGAAACTACACCGACGAAGAAGCTATTGAAGAGTCAGATAACAATGCCAACGGATACGTCGATGATTACTACTGCATGCGAGAAGATTACGACTACGATAACGTAAAACATCCGTTTGATATGTTGGATAGATTTCGTTCGAGTTTAGGATAAATTTCAGTAAAAAAGTGTATAATACTACATACCGACAAACTACCACTTGGTAGCGTCGAAGTAGTTTTAAATAGATGCAACAAGTAAGGAATGCGACTTCATCCGCTCCCGCCTGAACCTTGCATCGACTTAAGACTATTTTAGTGTACGCAACTTATAAAGCGTAGTAAGATAAAGCCCAACTATCTCATCTATAATATTTTGAATCGCTGTATCTTCTTTGTCAGCATCATAAAATCTATTTTTCTCAATAGTCTTAAGATGAGTTTCCAATACAGTAGCAATATCTCCTTGTGGTGTATCATTCATACGGGGGATATCTTTAATGATTCCGTGTCTACCTTGCCAAGTCTCAGCTAGACTATCTGCAAGATCAACAATCTCACTATAGAAAGTGTTAAGTGCCATGTGTTGAGCAAAGCTCTTAGTTTTTAAATGCTCCCTATGTGCAACATCACGACTTAGAAACATAATACCGATTAATTTACCTGCCATATCATAAACTCCTTAAAACCAAATTTGTAGTATAATTATACCTTACTATGGTATTGACCGATATGTGATCGTGGCTTGTGTTGGCTGTGGTAACTTAAATTAAACTTGAAAGATGCAAAATGAAGCCTTTAACGCAATTACAAGAGAAATTCGCACAATTGGTAGCAAGTGGTATGACACAAGCAGATGCTTACCGCGGGTCATTCTCAGCTGATAAAATGAAACCTGAAACCATACATAAACGTGCAAGCGAAATGATGGCAAAGGGGGAGGTAATGGGTAGGGTCGATGAGCTACGAAAAGAACTCTCAAATAAAGCATTGTGGACGCGAGAAGAGAGCGTACAAGCGTTAAAGAATGTATTAGCTGACGGTAAGGGTTCGGAGGTTGTTTCAGCCGTTAAGGAGCTTAATTCAATGCACGGATATAACGCTCCTATCAAGATCGATGCGGAACTAAGAGCTACTGTAAACATTTACGTACCCGAACAAAGCGAAGATGAGTAGCTGGAAACCAACGCCTAAACAATCCCTATCGCTACGCACTACCGCCAAGATGATTTTATTTGGCGGTGGTAGAGGGAGCGGCAAGACCGATGCAGGGCTAATGCGCCCATTCGTAGCAAATAAATACCTAAACCCCAAGTACCGATCATTAGTAATTAGAAAGAACTCTGACGACCTAAGCGACTGGGTATCACGTGCCGAACAAATATACACTCAATTTGGAGCAAAGAAGACCGGACAGCTTGCTGTGTTTAAATTTCCAAGTGGAGCAACGATTAAAACTGGACATCTTGCGGATAAAGATAGTTACGCACGTTATCAAGGGCATGAGTACCAAGAGATAACCATCGAAGAGCTTACACACATACCTACACAGCTTTTGTTTGAACAGCTCATGGGGTCATTGCGATCAACCACTCCTGAATTATCGCCGCAATTCTTTGGTACAGCTAATCCGGGTGGAATTGGTCACGAATGGGTAAAAGAGTATTGGCATATCGGGGAGTATGAACACGGCAAAAAGTTTGATGACAATGGTGTAACAAAGATTTACATACCTGCAAACATCGACGATAATCCATATCTTATGAACGCAGACCCTGATTATGTCAACTATCTCAATAACCTCCCTCCTGATTTAAAAGAGAAATGGCGTAACGGTTCATGGGATGATTACGATACACCATCTCAATTCTATGCCCTATCACTCACTAAAGCAAAGAATCAATCTCGCATAACGACTATACCGATTCAAAGCTCACTAAGAACCTTTGCGGCGTTTGATTTAGGAATGCGTGACCAAATGGTGGTGTGGGTGGCGCAGATACACGGTAAAGAAATACGAATAGTACGATGCTATGCTAATCGAGGTCATAATATTGAGCATTACGCTAATTGGCTCAATGACTTAAAAGATGAGTATGATCTACGCTTTGAGAAAGTATTTGTTCCGCATGATGCCAATGTGAGAGAATTAACTAGCGATGGCACACGATTCGATAAGATGAAACAATTAGGAATGAAGCCTGATTTATTGCCAAGGGCTGACGTACTAAGCGGTATTGAGATTGCACGAGACCTTATAGGACATTGTTATTTTGATGAGGTAGGATGTAAGGATGGGCTAAGAGCCTTAAGAGCTTATGGCCGTGAGTTTGATACTAAAGCAAACCGATACAAAGACAACCCATTGCACGACTGGGCGAGTGACTACTCAGATTCGTTTAGATATTTAGCGCAAGGGTTATCCAAGTCAATTACTACCTACACGCCTAAACAAACTTATCAACCGCAAGAAGTATCATGGATGGGTGCGTAGGTATCTTAATATGATACAATATCAAATTAATATATGGAGTTTGTAAATGGACGTTATTTCTAAACAACCTATCGATATGCAAGAAGAAGGCGAAGAAGGTCTAATTAAACTGGCTAAAGAGCGTTCATTAACAGCCTCTAAGTATTGGCAACGCACTTACGACCTATCCCGTACTGATACAGCGTTCGCATACGGTGACCAATGGGATGATAAAGCCTTAGAGGTTCGTAAAGGCAGACCAACTCTAACACTCAATAAGATGGGGCAGTTTATAAGCAGATTGGTCGGTGATTATAGACAGAATGTTTCTACGATTAAATGTATTGCTAACGGTAACTTTGATGGAGTTCTTAAAAATACCGATGGAACTAAAGATTACAAGCTATCTCAGGTATTAGAAGGTCTTATCCGAAACATCGAACAGATTAGTAATGCGCCATACCAGTATAAGACTGCTTTTCAACACGCTGTAGAGGGAGGGTTTGGATGGTTAAGAGTTCTAACCGACTATGCGGATGGAGATAGTTTTGATCTTGACCTTAAAATTCAAGCGATTCGACATAGATATACTGTAGTAATTGACCCTGATGCAGTAGAACCTGATGCCAGTGATATGAATTGGGCTTTTATCACGGAGCGAATGAGTTCCGAAGAGTTTCATAAGCGATACCCTGACGGACAAATTGCAGATTTACAGCGTGTTACAGCCGATCATGTTCCATTTTGGGGTGTTGATAAAACAGTTGTTGTATCGGAATACTTTGTTAGAAAACCTATTAAGCGCACTCTTTTATTGATGAGCAATAACGAAACATACTGGGAAGATGAAGTTAAAAAAATCCTTGATGAGCTATCAGCGCAAGGAATTACAGTATCTCGTAAACGAAAAGTTGATACACATAAAGTTTTATGGTACAAGATCACAGCGGGTGGAATTTTAGAGGGACCTAAAGAGTGGGTAGGGTCAACTATTCCTATCGTTCCAATGTGGGGCAAAGAGATTGACTTAGAAGGCAAGAGGGAGTTCAGGGGGCTTATCCATGATGCTATCGATGCTCAACGAATGCACAATTACTGGATGAGTGCCGCAACTGAACGTGTCGCACTTGCTCCTAAGGCTCCGTGGGTTGGAGCGGCTGAAAACTTTGAGGGTCACGAAGAGAAATGGAATACAGCAAATATCACTAATTGGTCATATCTTGCGTATAACCCAACTGCTACAGGCGATAAACCATTACGTACAGACCCACCACCAATGCCAAGTCAAGAGCTGCAAATAGCATCATTGAGCGAACAGGGCATTAAATCATCAGTCGGTATGTACGATGCGATGCTAGGACAAAAGAGCCAAGAGACAAGCGGTATAGCCATCCAATCAAGACAACAGCAAGGAGACACGGCTAACTTCGTATTCACTGATAACGCAAACTTAGCAATTCAGCGTATCGGTAAAATCCTAGTTGAGTGTATCCCTGCTATCTATGACGGTAATCGTATCATTCGTATGCACTTTGCAGATGGTAGCGGTGACTTTGTAGAGATTAACAAAACTATTGTCGATGAGCAGACAGGAAATCCTGTTATAGTGCATGATTTAGGGATGGGTAAATATGATGTATCAGTAACTACTGGCCCACAATATATGACGCAACGACAAGAAGCGGCAAACTCTATGCTAGAACTCGCAAAGGTTATCCCACAAGTAGGACAAATTGCACCTGACTTATTGGCTGGCAATCTTGATATTCCAAATAGTGATGTATTAGCTGAACGTCTTAAAAAGATGATCCCTCAAAATCTACTATCACCAGAGGAACAGCAAGAGATCGCCAAGAACGCTCCACCTCCTCAGCCACCACAACCTACACCAGAGGAACAAATTGCACAGATGGATATGCAATCGGCACAATCCAAACAGCAATTTGATTTACAGATGCAACAGCTAAAAATCCAAGAGGCTAACATCAAGTTACAAACAACACAGCTCGAAGCGCAAAACAAAATGGAGGAAATAAATGAACCGACGGATAAAAAGGAATCAGGCGAAAATGGTCATGAAGATTCAGCGCAAGATGCAGAACTCATTCAAAGCATTGTTAAAGACCAAGTAGCAAAAGCTATGGCAGAGTTAATCGCTATGCAACGCGGTCAACAATCACCACAAGAAGAAATGCAAGAGCCAGTTGATAATCCAACCGAAGAGATGGTTGAACCATAAAACTCTTTTTTGTTTTTAATATGATACAATATTAATATCAAAACACCACGACCTTGAAAGGGAACGCAAATGGAAAGAGATTACGGAAGTTTCGACGTTGAGAGCAACAAACCACAACCAGTAGAAGAGGTAGCCACTGAGCCTGTAACAGTAGAAGCAGATGTTATCGAACCTACCACGACGGATGATCCAAAGGAAGAGGTGAATGAAGCACCAAAGCCACAAGGTAAATCACGAGCGCAAAAACGGATTGAAGCACTCATACAAGAGAAACATGACTTAGCTCGCCAACTTGAAGAAGCAAAAGCAAGTAAGCCAGATCCTAAACTTAAAGAGTTAGACCCTGACGACTTCGAAGATTACGACGACTATTTATCAGCGGTAGAAGAAAAGAAGCCTAAAGAGGTAACGAAAGAGGTATCTAAAACAGATGATAATGTAGCCGTAGTAGAGCTATTCAAGGGCATTACGGAAGATATGATTGATAAGTACGAAGATTACGAAGATAAGTTAAGTGATATGCCATTGCTTACTATCGACATGATACGTGTACTCAACGAGAGCGACGAAGCGGGTGAAGTCGCATACTATCTCGCAAATAACCCAAAAGAGGCTAAAGCCTTATCGCAGTTATCACTAGGGAAGATGGCGATTGAAGTAGGTAAGATTGAATTAAAACTCTCTCAACCTAAAGCAGTTGTACCGATCACCAAGAAAGTAACCAGCGCGCCTGAACCAGTAACACCAGTAGGGGGTTCCAATATGCCTCCACGTAGCTTATCAGAGGCAACGTCTCAATCAGAGTACGAAGCCATGAGAAAAAGCCAATCACAAAAGTCTAACGGCTTTATTTAATTAGGAGAAAACTATGCCTCAAACAAATGGTATCGGTGGGAAGTTACTCACCTCAGACCTCATCCTTAAAGAAGCGATGTGGCAGTTCAAAAACAATCTTGTTGTGTGTAAGCGTGTATATCGTGACCTTGAAAATAAAGTTGTCAACGGTGTCGGTAACAGCGTAAGCGTTAAAAAGCCATTCCGTGTTAAATCAACTGAGGGTCGCACACTTGGTGTTCAGCCTATGGTCGATAACACAGTTACAATCACTATCAATCGCCAACGTAATGTCGGGTTGAAATGGACTGTACAAGATTTGACTTTGTCTATCGAAGAGTTTTCACAACGTTACATTCAACCAGCCGTTGGTGAGATCGCAACACAAATCGAACTATCTGTATTTGAAGAAGCACAAAACGCTTACTTTATGACTGGTACTGTTGGTACTGCGCTTTCATACTCTACGTTTGCACTTACTCGTGCTCAAATGAATGGTGTTGCTATTCCTGGTGAGGGTACAGGCTTGCGTTCTGCACTTATCAATGATATTGATGCGGCAAACATTTCAACCTCACTCATGACTGTATTCGCTGGTCAAGGTAGTATCGCTAAAGATTCTATCCAAAAAGGCTATATGGGTCCACTAAGCGGAATGGAGTTCTATTCTTCTCCAATTGTTCCTACTCATACAGTTGGTGCTTATGTAGGTACACCTCTTGCAGACGGAGCAACGGCTCAAACTGGATCATCAATCCTAACTAAAGGTTGGACTGGATCAGTAACCGGACTCCTTAAGAAGTATGATATTATCACTTTTGCAGGTGTTTATGAGATCAACCCGATCACTCGTGTATCTACTGGACGATTGCAAACATTCGTTGTAACTGCTGATGTAAACTCTGTATCAGGTGCGGCTACTATTCCGATTAGCCCAGCTATCAATGATGGTACTTTGACCACTACCGACATCGAGGGGACAACCATTTCCTTGGCGGCTTATCAAAACGTATCAGCGGCAGTTGCTGACAATGCGGCTATTACTGTTAAAGGAACGGCAGGTGGTATCTATCGCCAAAACTTCTATATGCACAAAAACGCTATCGCACTATGTGTACCACAACTTGAACTCCCACGTTCAGCGGTAGTTGCAGAGCGTATCACAGACCCTGAAAGCGGATTGTCTCTTTCATTGACTGAGGGATACACAGTTGGAGATCACACCGAAACAACTCGTCTCGATGCAGTATGGGGCGTTAAGCTGATGAACCCAGAGCTTATCTTTAAGCAGTACACAGAAAAACTTAACTAAGTTATGTGATAGCTATCTCTTCGGAGAGGATTATTCACCTAATAAAAACAAAGGCATATTATGAGCGAACCATACAAACATTGGATGTACAATCTCGAAACAGGCGAAGGCGTACTATTCAACAGCGTAGATGAATATAATCCTGAAAAGTGGGTAAATACTCCCGCGTTGTGTAACAAAGTAGAGGACGTTGAGGTGGTATTATCTGAACGTGATATGCTTAAAAAAGAAGCCTCAGAATTAGGGCTTACATTTCCATCTAATGTTAAAACAGAAAAGCTAATGGAAATGATTAGCGAAGAAACCGAAAGACAATATAAAGCCCAATCAGGAAACTAAGGAGTTACAATGCTCTTATCTAAAACAATAGACGGGGCATTGCGCCTCTTGGGTGTTCTTGCCGCTGGTGAAGAAGCAAGTCCAACAGAACACGAGGACGCATTAGATCGGTTAAATGGAATGATCGACGGATTCAATATTCAAAACTTCACTGTATCACACCTCCAAGAAAAAGTATATCATACCCCTCCAGCTGGATGGACTTCAAAAGTTACAATCGGTGCTGACCTTGATAACATATTTGTCGAGACCGCTCCAATGTCTATCCAAGCCGCTTTTTTCCGTGATGCCGCAGGGGTTGACTTTAAAATGTCTCCTATGGGTATCAATGAATGGGCTGATATGGTTTGGAAAAACATTGTTGCCCCTCCACTCAAATACTATGAAAATTACTACGGTCATAATTTGGCTTTACAGTTTGATGTAATCCCGTACTCGTCATACACTCTTCATCTGATCTGTAAACTACCATACGTAGGAAACTATAAACCTACCGATAACATCGATTGGGATTATGGTTTTGAAGAAATGCTACGCTATCAACTCGCTGTACGTCTTGCTCCTGAGTATGGTGTAGCATTGCGCCCTGATGTTGCTATGGCGGCTCAAAACCTTATGCAAAATATCAAGCGCAAAAACGCAACTTCTAAAACTATAAACGTTGACGTAGGGCTACAACAAGGTAGAAAGCGAATGGGGTACTATGATATTATCAGCGGTGTTACACGATGAAAGTTCCTTTTGCTATATCTACGTCTCAGGCACGTAATAAAAAAGGCAACAATGAAGCCCTCATAAATATGTACGCTGATAGTATGCCGCCTAACGCAAAGAGCCAAGTAGTATTGTTAGGGTCTCCGGGATATATTGCGATTGATAATATCGGATATAAAATAATTGGACTGCATTATTTTCAAGGTAGTACGTTTATTGTAACACCTAAAAAGCTATACAGACTAACAAACTCTGAGGATATCATAGAAGTTGGTAATGTTTTGTTCACTACTGAGAAAGTATCAATAGCTGACAATGGCATCCAAATGGTCATAGTCGGTGGCAATGGGTTTTATTTTGATGGAAATGTCGTTACTCAAATTACAGACACGGCATATTACAAAAGCGATGCAGTTACATTCCAAGATGGATACTTTATATTCAAGCGTAACAACTCACAGCAATTCTTTATATCAAAGCTATATTCAGTCGAATTTGACGCAACTATGTACGCAAGCGCGGAGGGTTCACCAGATCAAATCGTAGGAATAGTATCATTACACCAACAACTATTTATACTCGGTGAAAAATCAATCGAGGTATGGTACAACAGCGGTGACGCTCTTTTTCCTTTTGATAGAATACAAGGGTCGTTCTCTAAGCGTGGGTGCGTTGATAAAGATACAATAGCAGTTACGAATATGTCGATATTTTGGGTTGGCGATGATAATGTAGTTTACACAAATAATGGCTATACCCCAACGTCAATATCAAACAATTACGTAGAGTATCAGCTAGGTATAAACAAAGACAAAAAACTATTTGCGTTTACCTATACCGAAGAGGGGCATTATTTCTACGCCCTAACGATAGCAGATACCACAACAATGGTATTTGATGTAAAGACAGGGCTATGGCATACACGTTCAAGTAACGGGGGGCAATGGAACATCAAAGATATTATCCATGTTGACGGCAAGCTAATAGGTGCTACTTATGATAATAATGTTGTGAGTGTAGGGCTTGACTACTACACAGAGGACGGACAAACCATAGAGCGACACGCTGAGACTTCACCGTTTAGCAATGGGGTTAATTATTTCACACTAAATAAGTTTGAGCTTGACATGGAGACTGGGAAAACTCCTGCCAATGGTGGGTTAGAATATTATTTAATATCAATAGGGGGAGTATATGGCGATTAATAATGTATTTAGCACAAATAGTTTAAGCGGAAATATTGTATTTGGAAACAATACGAATTTCCCTATAGACTATATCTATGACCATACCACTACATTATTGCAAGATGGAAGATTATTAATTATAGCTGGGAGACATTCTGCCCCACCTGATTATTTTAATATTGTATCTAATAGCTGCTATTTAGGAACCATGAATAATGGTGTTTTATCATGGGTACAAATAAATGATTTCCCTATAACAGTAAATCAACATTCTAGTGTTTTATTATCGGATGGTAGGGTTTTGGTAGTAGGTGGATGGGATCAATATAACGCCTTAAACTCAACATATATTGGAACAATTTCAGGCAATACTATATCATGGGTTCAATCCAACAATTTCCCAACATATATATCACTAAAAAGCTTAATATTGCTATCTGATGGTAGAGTAGTAACGTTTGAGCCTGAAAATGTAAGCCCTGATATGTCATATTTTATGACTATAAGTGGGGATACTATTGCCTATCAACAGTTAATAGTATCTCCTGATTATATTGTATACCCTAGATATGCAATACAATTAAATTATACGAGAATATTGGCTGTTAGCAACTTTCTTGGTGTGGATTATATTCATAAAATATACATTGGAACAATTTCAGGTAGCTCTATTACATGGGTATATGCAGGGGATTACCCTAGTGTACCCGGAGCTATTGGGTCGCTTACGTTGTTACCAAATGGTAAAGTTTTTTCTAAAGAAGATGGTTCTGTAAATACATATATAGGCACAGTGAGTGGTAATACTGTATCATGGGTTCCAAATGATAATTTCCCGTATGGGTATCAGGACAATACAATGACAATTTTACCAGTTAGCATACCTGTAAAACCCGACGAAATAACCCTATCATTCTCATCCGATGGTGGAGTATCTTTCAGCAATAACAAAACCATATCACTCGGAGCGCAAGGGGAGCGTAAAAAACGTATTATATGGCGCAGACTTGGACGGCATAGGAACTTGACTCTCAAAGTGACTACACGGTGTACTTCACAAGTAAATATCATTGCGGCTCATGCGGAGCTTTCATGATACTCAAAGAATCTAAACTCGATCAAGTACCGTCTAACGTACAAATAGTTGATAGCAGAGGGTTTGCTACACGCTCGCTCACATTCTTTTTAGTGAAGATCATCAATAAGTTAGTAAATAATGACTTGAATGTGTCGGGTATAAACGACGAAGTATCCGCACTATCTAATGGCATAACCACATCGATTACTGTCGTGGATACATCATTGGTAACAAAGACACTGAACTTTGAGAACGGCATACTAAAAAGCATAACTTAATATGGTATGATATGAACATGAAAACACTTGAAGAAATGATTGAAGCTTATTTAAAATCAGTAAATAAATACCAACTCGATGGGGATTTTATTGAGCATAATGAACACGGCTTTATTACCTTTTCATTTGTAGGAGATGTGATGGTATTGCCAGACCTATACGGAGACGGTAAGCATTGGTTAAACAGGGCGCTAGAGATTGCAAAAGAAAATAACTGCACACGACTAAGAGGAGGAACATCACGCAATATTAAGGCATATTGTAGAATGTTTGGGCTTCACGTTGTAGGGTATGTAGTAGAAAGGGAGGTTTAAAATGGGTTTTGATCCAGTAACAATAGCGGCGGGTGCAATGATAGGGTCTACTGTAATTGGTGCAGTTACAGGCAGTAAGGCTAGTAAGGCACAGGCTAGTGCCGCAAACAATGCTACTGCTACACAAGCTGATATGTTCAATAAACAAGTTGAACTAAATCAACCGTGGCAAGATGCAGGGCTTGAAGCATTAAAGAGCTATGCAGATAACCCAGCCTTTCAATTCTCATACAACGATATGACCGCTGACCCGTCTTATAAATTTAGACTTAATGAAGGGGTAAATGCTCTAGATGCTTCCGCTGCTTCAAGAGGAAAACTACTCTCAGGCGCACAAGATAAAGCACTGCAAAATTATGGTCAAAATATGGCAAGCCAAGAATATGGTAACGCTTACAATAGAGCATTACAAAACTACAACACAAACGCAAATACAAATCTAAATATTGCTAATATCGGGCGTGGTGCGGCAGGGCAAACACAAAACGCAATGCAGAACTATGCGAATGCCAATACAAACACTCAAATGCAATTAGGGCAAGCACAAGCGCAAGGATATAATAACATGGCTAATACATTGAATACTGGAATCGGTAATGCTTTGTATATGTATAATACCGCTGGTAATCCTTAAAACGCTCAAACAATGGCATCATTTAGCAATAATAATTATACACCAATAGGGGGTTAAGTCATGGAATTAGCTAACCAATACGGTATTAATTTACCAGCAATAGATCAAGCAGTATCCGCAAAGAAAACAGCAGAGCAAAATGTTTTAGCCAATAAACAAGCCTACGACTTTAATGCGCTTAAAATGGATTCATTCAAGCGTACCGAAGCAGAAGACGTAGAAGATCGTGCTAAAAAACTTGATTTAGAAACCCAAGCAAAGAATGCGGAGAACCTAGCAAGACACGCTATTGTTATTTCAAAGCTACCAGATGCACAAAAGGTAAGCGCAACCAAACAAATACTTAGCCAACTTCCGCCAGAGGCACAGGCAAAAATATATCAAGACTATGCTATTAATCCCAACGATGATAACTCTATTCTGCAAGCATTACCGCACATGACAATGGCTACACTAAAAACAGCTGATATTCTTAAAAGACAGTTTGAGCAACAAGACGCAGAAACAAAACAACAAAACGTACTTGCAGAAGAAGGGGTTAAACACGCAAATAAAATGGATCAGATTAATGCGCTGTACGGAAACAAAAAAGAGATTGCTGGAAAGACAAACGAAACTAAAATAAAAGTTGCTGAGATTGGGGCTAAAGGCAGACAGAAACTTGCAGAGTATAAAGCTAATCATGGTACATCATCAAGTAAACCAACAGTATTAGAGATGAAAGCGGCGGCACTAGTAGACGGAGGAGAAGCTAAAAACATTAATGAAGCAATCCGGATGGTAATGAGAAGCACGAGCGTTACAAATGTGAATGACCCTGTAATGGGAAATAAAACAATCACATCTAATAAATCTTATGGTAATGCGCTTAGACCTCCTCCTCCATTAGCAAAAAAGAAGTTGCCTCCACTCGACGTTAATAAATATACACGATAAGGATCACTATGTTTGACTATGAATCAGCCGTAAAAGATGGATATACAGATGATGATATTCAAAAAGCTACTGGCGTTGACATAGCCAAAATTAGAGCGGACGGATACGGTTATGATGATATCAAAAGTGCTTTCAAAAACTACAAACCAAAGCAACAAAATCCACGTCAAGCCGTAGCCCAAAAACAAGACACAGTTGATAACCCTTTCCAAGCAAAAGAGCCATCATTCTTAGATAAGTTATCAAGTGCATTTAAAGAAGATACCCAAAATATTACTCCGCTAACAACTGCTGAAAAATTAGATCGTGCAAAAATTCAATATAAATTAGGGCGAAGAAGCAAAGAGTATGTTGATAACTTAGAGCGTCAAGCTAAGACGGAAGCATATACACAAAGCAATGCAGAGAAGATGAAAACACGTATCGCGCAACAAGAGTTCACTAAACAGCCTATAGGCACACAACTCCAACAAGAGATACTCGATATACCTGAACGGTCACTAAAGGCCACAGCGCAAGGATTAGCAACATTACCCGCTATGCTAGTTGGAAGCAAAACTGCAAAAGTAGTTAGTGACGCATTCGGTCAAGATGATAAATTTACCAAAGCATATCCGCACTTAGCAACACTCGAAAGCATTATCGTAGACCCAACCATGATCGGAGCAAAAATAGGCGTAGGCGAAGAAGCTGTAAAAGCTATCGTAGCAAAACAAAAGCCTATCATCCAAGCAGTAAAAGACGGAACACTTCACCCACAACAAGCAGAGGAAATTCTAAAAACCGACCCATCACTAAAATCATTCACAGATATAGTGGCTGAAAACATCAACAAGCCTGAACGTGTAGAACCATCTATCACAGAGGATATCGACAAGCACTTAGTAGATATGGGTGAAGAACCGAACTTTAAAACAGCAGAGTTAAAGCCTATCGAAGAAGTTAAGCTAATCGATCCTATGTCGGGAAATGTACCGGAAGAAAAACCTCTATTTAGTAAAGAAGCTATCAATACGGAAGATATATTATCATCAAAAATAAACGATAATTTTAATACTTTAGTTGAAAGACAGAAAGAAATAGGAATACCTGAATCTAATTATAGTAAATTCCAAAGCCAATATGATGTAATAAATTCTTTTGAAGATTTACTAAAAGAAAATAAAATAGATTATAAAAAAAATACGTCACAATCATCTACGTATTTTAATATAGATGGCAAAAAAATTAGATTTTCAGGTCATGATAATCAGGGTGCAGGAGTATTAAACCACGGAGGAAATGACTTCAATTTTATTATAGATGGTAAATCCAACATAAGCAAACATGAATTAAATAATATCTCAAAAATAATAGATGAAGCTAGAAACAATAAAACTATACTAATGAGTAAAGGCGCACAAGGCTCAACCACCACAGAATCAATCCACCAATCAGCTAAAAAGCTACTTGGTAAAAACTACGATAACCTAAAAGGTGACATAAACATCGTACAGTCATATAAAGACCTACCTAAAAGATTAGTCGATAGCGGAGTTGAGTTTTCATCAGGTGGAAAAGTGCGTGGTATATTCAGCCCTATAGATGGTAAAGTACACCTTATCGCTGATACTATGAGCGCAAAAGAAGCTCCTTCTATTTTGGTACATGAGCTACTACATAAGGCTAAATATTCAGGCGAAAAAGTATTAGGCGAATCACATGGTACATTCGTACTACGCCTTAAACAACTCAAAGACGAGACGATTGTAAGGCAAGCCATGCAAGCCGCAAAAGATGCCGGAACACAACCAAAACATATGAACGATGAAATCATGTCGTACCTCGTAGAAAAATACCAACTCGGCAAAGATATGTCCCCAAAGGTTAAGCGGTTTGTGTCAGACATAATTGATGCTATCAAAGTGTTTGCTTCCAAAACTGCTGTTAAGTTAGGGGTAGATGCAAAGTGGTTAATCTCAAAGATGAACGAGAAAGACATAGCGGCATTATTGAAATCATCGGCTATTAAGCAAAGCGGAAAAGCAGTATCAAAAGAAGCTAAACCTATGTACTCAAAAGCCTCGGATGCTATGGATAAAGTCACAGAACATATCCAAGACTATTGGAAACCTGCTGAGAAGTATTTAAAAGGGGTAGAAGGCGAGAAAGTAAATGATGCACGTAAACTTATCTTCGGAAGAGTTGGCACACGTATAGAGGAAGTAAAAGCCGCTCAACAGATTATTACAGATGATATTGTGAACTACGGCAAAAAATCAGGCGAGGAAGTAGAAACATTACGCAAAGACTTAAACGCTTTTCTAATTGCTCAACACGCACCAGAAAGAAATGCGGCACTTCGAGACGGGGCGGCTGGTATATCAACGCAAGCCGCTACTGATTCACTAGATGCTTTGAAAAAGTCAAACCCGCAAAAGTATAAATTCTTTGAACAGATGGCAACCAATGTACGAAGATTAAACGAGCAATCACTAAGAATACTTTTAGATGGTCAAGTAATCACACAAGAACTTTACGACACGCTACGGAACAAATATAAAATGCACGTACCGCTTCAACGTGTTATGCCAGAAGATACGAATATGGCAGACGGTATCACTGGAGGCAAAGGGTTAAGCGTTAAATCATCAGGCATCAAAGCGGCAAAAGGTAGCGACCTCGAAGTGTCAGACATTTTAGGCAATGTATCCGCCAACGTCCAAGAGGCAATTATCCGATCAGAGAAAAACCGTGTCGGGCTTACAATGGAAAATCTCTTTGAAGCTCAACCGACTTTAGGCAAGGTACGTGGTTTAAAAATGGTAGGTAAAGATTTCAAAGATAAGCCTATCATGGAAACACCAACTAATGATATGATCGTATTTTTCAAAGAAGGCAAGAAAAAGGTTATTGAACCTAACGAACCTATCTTAGCACACGTTTATAATCAGCTAAACGTAGCAGAAAAAGGAATTATAGCTGATATTATCGCACCAGTTACCCGCACACTAGCTGGACTATACACACGGCTTAACCCTGAGTTTGCTTTCTCAAACTTAGTGCGTGACCTACAGGAATCTATGATTTACAACGCTTCTACTATGGGAGGCAAAGGCGCAACTAAAGCATTAGGAAACCAAGCCCAAGCGATTAATGGAGTTCGTAACGCTGTATTCGGAGATGGTAAATCAGAATGGGCAAAACTCTATAAGCAGATGAAGTACGATGGTGGTACTACTGGCGGGATAACTCTTGCTACCCGTACCAAGATAACCCAAGACGTTGACGATGCTTTTAAAATTGCACAATCAAAACCAAGACAAGCAGTTGAAAAGGCGTTTGAATCAATCGACAACTTTAATACTGTATTTGAGGATAGCACAAGACTTGCGGCATATAAGCAAGCATTAGATCAAGGGTTAAGCCGTGAACGTGCGGCAGTAATAGCAAAAGAAACTACTATTGACTTTAACCGTAAGGGCGCACAAACTCCGTGGTTAAATGCTTTATATATGTTCTCTAATGCTTCAATACAAGGGTCGTACAAAATGATTCGTGCATTGAAAAACCCTAAAGTATTGGCTACAACAGTTGGGCTAATAACCGCCGCTTCAATTTCAAATGATGCACACAACGATAGTATCGACCCTGATTGGAGAGACAAGGTAAGCGACTTTGAACGTGGTAGTAACTTTGTGATATTGCTCGATAGTAAAGATGGCAAGTTAAGACGTATTGATATTCCAGTAGGCTGGGGAATTAAACCTATTAAAGTCATGGTTGATACGTTGCACGACAAAGCAATAGGCAAAGCTAAAGGCAGTTCAGCCCTGAAATTAGCAAAGGCAATCGCAGGGGGGTATAACCCATTGGGCGGAAACTCATTATTGCAAAGTGCAGTTCCTACCATTGGAGACGTAGCAACAGACATAATGACCAACACAAGTTTTAGCGGAGGGTCGATCACCCCTAAAGGTTCAGAGCTTGCTAACCCATCAAAACGATATTATCCTGAAACTCCCGAAACATTAGGCGGAAGATTGGCGATTAAATTTGTTCAAGGCACAGAGGAGATAGGATTAGATTTAACCCCAGAGGACGTAAAATATATTGTTAAATCATACGGTGGTGGTCCATTAAACTTTTCTACTGGTATGTATAATATGCTCGACCAAGCTATCAGCGGTGAACATATGAAAGAAGAAGATAGAATTATGATGCGCAGATTCTATAAAGTGTCCGACCCAGAAAGACTTGAAAAGTTTATGGGAAGTCAAGCCATTAAACAAATGGTGCAAAAAGTTCAAGAAGCTAAAACACAAGAAGAGCGGATACGTATAGTCCGTGAAGAGTTGCAGAAAATACCAGACGCTCAAAAGAAACAAGCCATTAATGCCGTAAGATATGGCGGTCTATTGCCTAATCGAAAGAACGTCATACAGGCAAGAGATGAAGCAGAATGGCAACAAAATATATTCGCACCGTTTAAAAGCACAAAAACAAAACAAAATGAACTTAAATAGTGATATAATTCATATTAACAAATATAAAGAGGTTTGCAGTGATAGCTAAAATTTTTACCGACGGAGTTTTTCAAGGGCTTGGTAATGATGGATTGCCAGTTGCTCTAGGTAGTGTTGCTATTAAAGTAACATCAACTGGCGTAGACGCAACTACATACCAAGACTCGGCTATGGCTGTAACAAACCAAACCCCTGTTCCATTGTCTGCATCAGGCAAGGCAAAAATATTCTTATCCCCAGACACTTATGATATTACGCTTTACGATCAATACGATGCGGTAGTATGGACGCTTGATGCGCTTGATTATAATGTAGATACTAGCCAATTAGGAACATTTCAAACAGATGTAAGAATAGAGGGTAACGACACTAGGCTGACTGGTAGCTATGGTACAGGCGACCTAAGTACCAATTTAGCGTTAGGTGACGATTCACTATTTAATGTAACAACTGGTGACAATAATATTGCCATAGGGCCTAACTCGCTTTATTTCAATACTACTGGATATAACAATGTATCCGTAGGTGTTTACTCTCTTTACTTGAATACTACAGGATATGGCAATATATCTTTTGGCAATGAATCATTATATAACAACACCACAGGTAATGACAATAATGCTCATGGAGATAGAGCATTATACTCCAACATATCAGGGTATAACAATACTGCAATAGGACAGCATACACTATATTTTAATACCACTGGGTTTGATAATACTGCCGTAGGAAAAGAGGCTTTATACTCTAATACTACAGGAGCATCTAATACTGCATTAGGTAAATTTACATTGTATTCAAACACGTCAGGATATAGCAATACTGCTATTTGCGATGGTTCATTATATAGTAACACTACTGGGTATGGAAATAATGCTATAGGGTCAAGAGCATTATATAACAATACTACAGGCAATGACAATAATGCCATAGGGGCTGATTCATTATTTTTAAATACAACAGGTAGTAATAATAATGCTATTGGTTCAGGTTCATTAAATAGCAACACTACAGGAGATGAAAATTGTGCATTTGGTGATTACGCTCTGCATGATGCCGATTCTGTAAACAACAATGCGATAGGGTTTGCTTCGCTGAGATTGACAACAACTGGTGCAACAAATAACGCATTCGGGTCATATGCTCTTTACTCAAATACAACTGGAAGTAGCAATTGCGCTTTTGGAGACAACGCACTTTCTAATAATGTATCGTATGATAATACTGTTGGAATAGGGACAGATTCACAAGTAACAGGTAGTGACCAAGTACAGCTTGGGGACTCAGCGACTACAACTTACGTATACGGAACAGTACAAGATCGATCGGATGAGAGAGACAAAGCAGACATTAAAGATACATCACTTGGTCTTGATTTCATTATGTCCCTTAGACCAGTCGAATATAGATGGGATATGCGCGAAGATTACAAACCTAAAAAACAAAAAGGTCTCTCAGGTAAGGAATTATCAGATTACTTAGAGAAGTGCAAATTAGGGAATATAACTCACGATGGAACTCACAAGAGAAAAAGACTTCATCAAGGGTTTATAGCTCAGGAAGTTATGCAAACCAATCCTAACTTTGGAGGGGTGCAAGACCACTCCATCAATGGTGGGGATGATGTAATGAGCATTGGGTATAATGAGTTTATAGCACCACTGGTAAAAGCTATTCAAGAGTTAAAAAAAGAAATCGATATACTAAAAGGAGTTTAAGATGCCAACAATGACAGCAGATCAAGGCGGAGTGCCTATCCCAGCGTTTCCACTAAAAAAAGGACAGATAGGTATTACTACTGGTACAATTTCTAATTGCAAGATGGCAAACTGTTCTACGGATGGTACGTTAACGTTAGTATCTTACGGCGAATCAGTAGGTATGGTAGCTGGAGATGTTTACACATTCGACACACAAGATGTTACCGTAGAGTCTGGCTCTTTTAACTTGGCTTAATACTATGCTTTTAATGATGAATAGTGCGGGTAGTAGAACAAGGGGAAGGGGCGAGCCTATTCCACCACCTCCTCCACCTGACGGATCATTAGTAGACCCAAGCGGAAACTATATTTTAGATAAATTCGGTAATTACATTACTACAACGGAGGTATAGAATGCCAACAGTACAAACAACGGCAAGCGTAGCAGATATAAATAAGATCACTGGCTTACAATCAAGTGCGGCTACTATAGACGCTGGAATGACAAAGCTAGACGGTATTGCAAGCGGTGCAACTGCAAACACTGGTACAGTCACAGAGGTAATGGGTGATTCAATCATCTCAGTAGCCACTGGAACTACAACCCCTACACTTACCCATAGTACGTCAGATGGTTATCTTCATGTACCTGCTACATCAACTACAAACAACGGTAAGGTCTTAATGGCAGGGGCAACAGCTGGAAGCATATCATGGGAGACACCTACCAGTGGAGTAACAGATCACACGTTACTTTCAAACATTGGAACAAATACCCATGCACAAATTGATACAGCATTGACTCGTCTTGCTAATACAAGCGGTACTAACACAGGAGATCAAACAGATATAACTGGCAACGCTGGAACTGTAACTAATGGAGTATATACTACAGACATTGGAACTACAGTACAAGCGTATAGCGCAAACACTACCATTCAAGGCAACACGTTTAACGGGGCTTCACAACTTGTTAAGCTAGACGCGACAGGAAAACTACCAGCTATCGACGGAAGTGCTTTAACTGGATTACCAAGTGGGGTTACAGATCATACACAATTAACTAATATTGGAACCAATACACACGCTCAGATCGATACTGCATTAACTCGTCTTGCCAATACAAGTGGTACTAACACTGGTGATTTAGTATCAGGCACAACCATAAAAACTGTAAACTCAACGTCATTACTTGGAAGCGGTGATGTTGCTGTTCAATCTACATTAGTAAGCGGAACTAACATCAAGACAATCAACTCAACGACGTTGTTAGGATCAGGAGACATCCAGGTTCAGGCTTATAACGCCAATACTGCATATACAAATGCCAATCAGACGTTTACAGTAGCGCAACGCGGTGCGGTTAATGCGATCGCTTACTCGGCAAGTGTTATTCCAGACTTCAATTACCAAAATTTTTCATGCTCACTCACAGGTAATATAACTATCGCAAATCCTACAAATATTACAGTCGGGCAGAGTGGTAACATTACTTTGACTCAGGACGCTACGGGTGGTAGGACTACTGCATGGGGGACTTATTTTAAATGGTCTGGTGGAACAGCGCCTACCTATGTTACAACTGCAAACAGCAAATCTACATTTGCATATTCAGTACAAAGTGCTACCGAAATAATCTTAGTGCCAATCATAGATTGGAAGTAAGATGTTATACGATAAATTATTATTATTTTCAAAAATAACTATTAGTAGTGGGTCATACGGTTATATTGCTGGGGCAAACACAGGCTCATCTGCAATTAAAAAAATAAATGTGGAAGTAGATAGTGCCACGGCAAATATATCTGCTACACTTAGCTATAGCACATGGGCTAGTAGTTCAGTATCTACAAGCAGTAATGCTTTTAATATGGGAGGAGCTGGGACATACCCAACCACTATAAATAAATTTAACTTAGCGTCTGAGGCTATATCAGTACCATCTGCGACCTTAGCCCTCGGTAGAATGAACGCCGTTGGAATGTCATCATCTACTAATGGATATGGTATTACTGGATATAATGGGGCTGATAGAACAGAAATAGACGGATTGTCTTTTAGTACGGAAACCTCTATAAACCCATCTGCAACAGCATCATTCGCGTCTGGATACTCAGAGTGCAGAGGTTTTCAAAAAGGTACAACTTCTGGAATTATGGGCGGAGGGAACGGGTCAAGCCTACTTAATTCTACTATGGAATTTACTTTTTCTACCGAAACATCATCTACATTGGGGGCAACTCTATCCGTTTCTAGGGGATTTCTTGCAACTGTGTGGAGTTCGTCAAACGGATATTGGTGTGGTGGGTTTAGTTCTGTAAATTATTCGGATATTGACGGAATAAATTTAAGCACTAACGCGGCGATAAACCCATCGGCAACATTAACCGCAGCTAATCGTGGCTGCCATGGGTTTAATGGTGTATCAAAAGGGTTAATTGCAGGAGGGCAAGCGGCTAACACCGTAGATGAACTAACATTTTCAACCGAAACTCGTTCCGCTCGTACAAATTCATTAAATAGTACGGTATATTATGGAACATCTTTACAAGGACTTTAAATGAATATAACTATACAAAACTCAGAAGAAATATTTAATGAAATAAATGGAAGGTTATGGGATATACCATTTGATAACTCACAGTTTCAAAATGAAAATTTTATTATCAATTCTGCATTGACTCCTGAGAGATCTTATCGTTCAGCGGCATTGCGATTGCAAAATCGGCTTAACGCTTTGAAAGACGCAAAATTTAAGTCTATGAAAGATGATGTAAAGAAACGACAACTCAAACATAAGATTGAAAATGAGAGGGATGAATTTGAGAAAGAGCTATTATGTATTGAGCTGTTAGAACTCGAAGCCAATGAACCATATACAGCGAAACTAATTAATGACGCTATTGTTGAGTCTAATCAGTTATATAACTTTATTCAATCATGCCCTAAGTATACAAGAGAAGAGTTTGAGAAAGCTGAGAGGGGTCATTTTGAACAAAGACTACTGCAAGAAGCCAATGGTATCACAGGGGCATTGAAATCACTTGTAGATATGGGGGTTGATATGAATGCTTTAAAGCAAGGACAATTACAATATAAGGAGCAAGAAGATGCTTTACGGATACGTTAAAAAGGTTGGCAATACCTTTGAGTTTTTATCGAACGAAGGGATTGAAGTTAGTTTAGTTGTATATAACCCTCAGTTCTTGGACGCGTCAAGCGTTGATTTTTTGCTTAGTATTGGGGTTTATCGTACTGAGTTAATACCTACACCTGTTAACGCATTGGACAAAGACGGTACGTACTACTTCAATTTAAGAGCTGACAACATTGTTGAATATCGTCCAAACTATACAATAGGAGTGCGTATTCCTAAGTCACTAACTCCTCGTCAAGTACGATTGATTCTTAATCAATATGGGTTGAGATCAAATGTGGAAACTGCTATAGC